ATGTACTATCAGCAGTTAAAGGCAGATGACGATTTCACAATTTCTGCTACTGCACACGTAAATGGTATTAACAATGCAAACAATCAGGTTTCTTTCGGTGCTACAGTAAGAGATAATGTACTTGTAAACGATGGTAACACTACAGATGGTGCTACACTTGGTGATTACGTTACAGCAGGTCCTATTGAAATGCTTAAGACAGTAAAGGGCGACGCTCTTCCAGGTGATATGAGTTTTGCATACACAAGAAAAGCTGGTGTACTTTCTGACAAGCAGACTACTACACTTACATCTGTACCACAGCCAGGCGATGATATTCCTGTAAGTATCAAGAAGTCTGGTACTAACTACACAGTTACATTTGGTACAGAATCAGCAGTAATTGACGGTTCTGGACTTTCAATGACTGATGATATTTATGTTGGTTTCTTTGCATCAAGATGTGCTGATATTACATATAACAATGTAAAGGTTAGCAAAGTTGGCGAAGCTGTTGAAGCTGGTGAAATGACTATCGGCGGTAACGGTTTCAACGGTAACGATGACCCATCATCAGCTAACTATGCAAGTATCTACAACAAAGTTGACAAGACTAGCGATACAGCTTTCAAGGTATATGTAGATACAGCTTCAGCAGGTAAGGCAATCGGTAAGTTATCTAACTCTGAAGATTCTTACACTTACTATGCGTCTGAAATTTCAAAGGATGACGACTTTGTAATGACAGGTAAAATGAAACTTGGTATGGGTAAGAACTTTAACCCTAAGGAACAGGGTGGTTCAGGTATTATCGTATTTGACAGCAAGTACAGAAAAGACGCAACAGGTGTTGCAACTGATGTAGCTAGTGGTGTAACTGACGGTAATTCAGTTATGGCAGGTGCTATGGTTCCTGACAAGACTGAAGCTATGGCTTACCTTTGCACAAGAGTTTCTAATGACAAGAGTAACAAGGCTAAGTTCGATGCAACTCCTATCGGTACTAACCAGCAGGATTATGACGGTGAAGTTACTTATACTTTAAGAAAGAGTGGTACATCTCTTTCAATCACTATCAATGGTAGCAAGCAGGTTATTGACGTTTCTGACCTCTTTGCTAAATCTGAAAAGCTTTATGTTGGTTACTTCGCAGCAAGAGATGCTTACGTTAGTGTAACTGACCATAAGTTATCAGTTGGTAGCTCAAAGGTTAAGAGTATTGAATTAAACTCTTTACCAAACAAGACTGACTACTATGTTGGTGAAGCATTCGACTCTACAGGTTTATCTGTAAAGGTTGTTTACGAAAACGGTACTACTGATATTATCGACAGCTTAGATGATATTACATTAACTGGTTTCGAAGATACAACAGGTGGTAAGAATACATTCACATCTGTTGGTGAAAAGGAAATTAAGGCTTCTGTAGGTTCTGCTTCTGTTACATTTAATGTAAATGTTACAGGTAAGAAGGTAACAGACCTTAAGTTAGATTATCTTCCAGTAAGAACTGACTTCCTTGTAGATACTGCATTTGACTCTAACGGTCTTACTCCAGTTGCTACATTCGAAGACGGTACTACAAAGACTTTAACAACAAAGAACTATAAGCTCTATGTAAATGGTAAGGAATTACCAGAAGGCACAGAACTTAAGTCTGATTTAGTTGGTACTCATACTGTTACAGTAATGTACACAGATGCTGATACAACTATTGACCCTAACAATGTTAGTGCAACTTACGATATTAACGTTAAGAATGCTAAGTTAGAAAGCATCAGAGTTGGTGTTGTTCCTGATAAGGTAAACTTCGTTCAGGGCGAAAGCTTTGATGATTCAGGTCTTATAATTGAAGGTAAGTATGTTCTTGAAGATGGTACTACAGTATACCGTACTCTTGACAAGAGCCTTTACACTTACTCAGGTTATGACCTTACTCAGGTAGGTAACCAGAAGGTTACAGTTACTTATAAGAATGACCCTAGTGTTACTGTAAGCTATGACATTCTTGTAACAACTGTTAAGATTGTTTACCCACAGGTTGAATCATATCCATTACTTACTTATATGGTAGGCGATACTTTCAATCCAACTGGATTAAAGTTAAACGTTCTTTACAACACAGGTAAGACTCAGAACATTGATACAATTGTAGACGGTAAGACTGTTTACTACTTATTCGATGGTTCTAGCTACTATGATTCAGAAGGCAATGCTGTAGAAGAAGCAGTTGCTAAGGCTGCAACTTACTACATCGACTTAAGCCAGTTCAACACAGCTTCAGAAGGTACAGGTAAGGTTTACATCAACGTAAATACTTTAGGTGTTAATTCATCTATCGAACTTGTAACTACTACAACTGCTAAGAAGGATTACGTTTGGAAGGGTATGTTATTCGGTGCATCTTCAATGGGTGTATCTGGTAACGCAGAAAGTAAATCTTCTCAGGTTATCTTAACAGATAATGAAGGTAACCAGTTTGTAAACGATTCTAAGAACAAAGAATTCGGTTCAATCAACATGACAGGCGGTAAGCTTGACAATGTAAGTTCTGTAAGATTAAATTCTTGGACACAGACCAGGATGGTAAGGCTTACTTCTATACATTAGTAGATGCTAAGAAGAACTTCAAGTTATCTGCTGATGTAACAGTAAACAGATATGTAGCTGACCCTGATGACCCAGCTGATGCTGCTAGAATTGAAGCTAAGATGGCTTCAGCAGGTGTTGACCGTACAACAGCTATTGATATGCTTCGTACAGGTCAGGAAATGTTCGGTCTTGAAGCAAGAGATGTTATCCCATTTGCTGGTGGTATTGATGCAGATGGTAACTACACAGGTGGTCTTGGTAACCATATGACTACTGACCCAACAAAGGCTATGAAGGATGACGACGGTACTCCTGTTGATATCTATGAAGCTTATGTTGAAAATAAGACTGTAACTGATAAGAACAAGGATACATATGCTGTTTCTTACACAGACGTTGAAAATACTTTCGCATCTAACATCGTAGTTGCAGGTGCTACTACAGACTCTACATATCCAACAGATACAAAGAGTTCTACATACTACACTAAGACTCAGATGAACAGAATTAACATTCTCATCAGAACTGGCGTAGTTGCTACTGATGGTGGTGGTGAAAGAGTTGGTATCAAGGATACTACTGATACTGTTCCTGTAAAGGGTGACAAGTACAACATCACATTACAGAAGATTAACGAAGGTTACATGATTACTACTTACAACTATCAGACTGGCGAAACTCAGACTGAATATGATTCACTTAGTAATCTTAACATTAACTCATTATTAGATACTCAGAATGATACTTACATGACAGTAGGTTTATCTGCTTGTCGTTGGGCTGATGCTACATTCGAAAATATTGAACTTCACGAAATCGACCCTAACACAGATAAGGTAACTATTCCTGCTGATGAAAAGGAATATTCACCAAAGCTTACTATGATTTCTAGTAACTACTCTACTACTGTAGACTATATGTTAAGCTTCAAGGCTAACAACCCTCACGGTGGTCAGATTGACGTTTCTCAGAATGGTAATGTTATCATTCAGGATGGTGCTGTATCTAAGAAGACTTCTATTTACAACACTACACTTGTACCTGATTCTGTAAATGAATTTACTATCGTTTACAAGCCAAGTACAGCTGATAACTGTGTATCTTTCGAACCAGTTGTAACAAGATTTAACGTAACTCAGAAGAGTAACATTAAAGACTTTAACACATTATATGTAGCTCCAAACGGTGCTGTAGATGGTGACGGTACTAGAGAAAATCCTCTTGACCTTGAATCAGCTATTGGTATGTCTAAGTTTGGTACTACTATTGTAATGCTTGATGGTACATACAACATCAAGAATACAGAAGCTGCTAAGATTGAAATCGGCGAATCACTTTCTGGTAAGGCTGACGGTAGAAAGACTATCAAGGCTGACGAAGGTGCTCACCCAGTTCTTGACCTTGAAGGCAAGTACGAAGGTTTCTCTGTATCAGGTAGCTACTGGACATTTGATGGTATTGAAGTAAAGAATGCTATGGGTAACGGTAAGGCATTCTACCTTGGTGGTCACTACGATGAAGTTAAGAACTGTACTTTCCATGACAATGGTGAATTAGGTTTCCAGATTTCTCGTTTAATTGCTACAGAAGTATCTGTAAGCGAATGGCCAAGCAACAACCTTGTATTAAACTGTGAATCTTACAACAACAACGACCCATCTAAGAACAATGCCGATGGTTTCGCTTGTAAGTTAACAGCAGGTTACAACAACGTATTCTCTGGTTGTTCATCTCACCACAACCTCGATGATGGTTGGGATTGTTATACTAAGCTTGCAACAGGTGCTATCGGTCCTGTTCAGGTTGAAAATTGTGTAGCTTATAGAAATGGTTACCAGTTAAATGACGATGCTTCAGAAACTGACTGGGGCAACGGTGCTGGTTGTAACGGTTTCAAGATGGGTGGCGAAAACATCCATGTTGCTCACTACTTAAAGGATTGTATCTCTTGGGGTAACAAGAGAAGTGGTGTAGACTCTAACTACAACCCAGGCTTCAAGATGAGAAATATTATTTCTTATAACAACGAAGGTCCTAACATTAAGCTTTACTCTGGTACTGGTAACATCATGAAGGATGAAAACGGTAGCCAGACAGATGCTAATAAGAAGCCTTATAAGTTCGACTACGATATGAAGGGTGTTGTTTCTTGTGCAGACCCAGCTAAGGGTGCTATTAACTTCGACCAGATTGGTAGTGTTTGGACTGATAAGGGCGAAGCTGATACTACATACGGTAACCTCAGCAAGACTCCTATCGTAAGTGAAAACAACTACATCACTTACTACAACGGTGAACAGGGTAAGAACTCTAATGATGAATATGTAAATCCAGAAAACTTCTTCGAAAGTATTGACCCATATTCTTCTATTGATGAAAATATGCACTATACTAGAAGAGCTGACGGTTCATTCAACTGGGGTCCATTCCTTGCAAGAAAGGTTGCTTACGTTCATGACGCAGGCGACGAAGTTGTTTACCCAGATGTAGCAGAAAAGACAACAGCTACAACTGTTACTACTACTACAACTGAAACAACTACAGAAGCTACAACTTCTAAGACAGAAACTACTACTAAGAAGACTTCAAGTGGTGGTGGTTCAGGTGCTGTAATCAATAGTGGTGCTAAGGCAACAACTACTGAAGCTACAACAGTTGACGAAACTGCTACAGAAGTAACTACTGGTGAAGCTACAGAAACTACAACTTCTAATGCTACATTCGCTGTAAACCCACCTAAGGCTGACGGTGCTGATGTAACATTCAAGGATGTTCCTGCAACTCACTGGGCAAATGATGCAGTTTCTACACTTGCTAAGGCAGGCGTTGTTAATGGTTTAAGTGCTGATACATTCGGTACTGCTACTAACAGCAAGAGAGGCGACTTTGTAGTAATGCTCGTTAGAGCTCTTGGTATTGACTCTACTTCAACAGCTAACTTCAGCGATGTAGATTCTAGCAAGTACTACGCAAAGGCTATTGCTACAGCTAAGGCTTACGGTATTGTAAACGGCTACAATGACAACACATTTAAGCCAGAAAATTACATTACAAGACAGGATATGATGGTTATGGTTGCTAACGCTCTTAATGCTATGGGTGTTGAACTTGATACTGACGTAGCTTGCCTTGATAACTTCAGCGATACAGTTGGTATTGCAAACTATGCAAGAACTTCTGTTGCTGCACTTGTAAATGCTGGTATTGTTAAGGGTTCTAACAACAAGATTGACCCTGTTAAGAACATTACAAGAGCTGAAATGGCTCAGCTTGTTAAGGGCGTTTATGATAAGGCTTTAACTATTGCAGAATAATCTGTTATTACAATTCGTATATCGAATTTGATAAAAGAGGGTGCTGACTTATGTCAGCACTCTTTTTTTTAATAGTGAATCGGAAAGATAAATCCGATGGCTTGCTTGTCAAGCCACAAATTAACAAAGTTAATTTGTTCTGAATGAAAAAAGAGGCTTCCTATTATCAAATCATATACAATAGGAAGAAACTCGTTTTTGTGAATAAAATTTATACATTTCTAACATAGAGTTAATATCTGTTTTTAGAGTTAAATTTAAGTACAGTTTATTACACTTTGTTTTTTGTGTATTTTTACAAGTAAACAGGGATTTTCGGGAGATTATAGAGTGTGTAGTGTTACATTTATATTACACAAATTCAGTAAATAAACTAGATACAGGGTGGCTGGTACTAAATATAGAAATTATCTCATTTAGTTGGATATTTTGTGGAAAATATATAAAAATGTTGAAATAATAGCCTTATTATACGGATTTTGTTGTGATAAATGAATAAAAATTTTCAAAATAATTATGTAGCAAAACAAGTTTCCTAAAAAATTTTACATTTTTTGTGCAAAAAGAATGAAAGAATTTTTAAAATAAAATTGACTTTTATATTAAAAGCAAGTATAATTCTACTTGAATAGATACTTTATAGGAGAAGATATGCACATTCTCTACATGGGGTATTTTCAAAATTTATAAAGGAGGAATAAAAATTGAAAAAATCTTTCAAGAAAATTGTAAGTGCT